CCCAGGCGCAGATGGTAACCAACTGCCATCACCCAACGGGGGTTTAGTTTAAAGAGGTTCCCCAAAACCTCTAAATGCGTGTTTAACGTCCCGCCGGACGCACGAACCCTAAGATTAGCGCTGACGAATTTCATTCGCAACGCACTCAAAGGATAAAGGCTCGAATTTCACGAGACCAGTACATGCACGAGCTAAGACTTCATAAAGATAGTCATAATACTCACGTCCGTGGTGGACTGCTTCCAAAAGAGCAGATCGCACATTATCAGCAGAAATAGACGGTTTATTACCTTTATCTGCGGCCCAAAAAAGCGCATCCTCAATGATGCTCTTCTTAATTGGCGCCCAGATATGTCCATCTCGCGACACGAAGCGACGACCAATGAATGTAACCTCAGAACGAGGCGTAAAATCACGATCGATATCATTCTTCGTAGCATCAGTCAACGTAATACCAAAGAGTTCTTTAAACACTCTCGCACACGATCTCTGATTGAACCATCCTTTAATATAGTCCGACACTGACAGCACACAATCATCTCCATAAAAACAATCCTCCACGTACTTAGCATAAGCTTGCATATACGGTTGTGAAAATGTAACCTTATTCTCTCTCGCCAAAACGACGAAACAGATTCGCCAGCAAAGGCCATTCAAGCCGCAGTTACCCCACGACGTGGCCCAATTCCCAGACATCCAAGATTTCCACATCCTGTAAACATGACCGAGGATAATGTGCAACGATTCACTGCAACCTCTTATGGCTTTCTCCAAATGAGTGTCCCAGTCATCGTCTTTCAAAAAATCTTCAGCCAAATTGTCCAACGGTATACCGCGCGACCAATAGTACCAAAGCCTTGTAAGGCCCCACACCATCTGCGCTTGCTGACTCAAATCCCAATTCTTCGCATCCGTAGCGATAAAATTAGGATGTTTGCAAAGACGCGTCCAAAGCTCTCCCCACTGACGTGAGTGAGCATTCAGACCAGGGCAGATCGGCCCTGTACATCTCCGCTTGAAAAAATCAAGGATGTCCCCCCCTATGCACGTTCCGTACACAAGGAAAGCCAACTCGCCCCCAAAGAAGATTCTAGTCTTTCCTCGAAGGACACTCTCACAATCGTCTCTCTCAATCTTCAAAGAATCAGTATAAACTGGCAGATAAAATCTGTCAGAACTATTCGTATCAAAAATTTTCTTCAACAATGCGAGAAATGTTGGGTTCCAATCCTCAAACTTCTCACCAAATATCGCCTTACGCGTCTTACAGCCCTCCACTTTCGAAAGTGGCCAACCAACCGACGTAGTATGGTCGATATGATCCTTATTTAACCCGTAATTCCCGTAAACCACATCTTTAGGATGCAAAATACGTATAACAGGCGGCTTGTCCAACTGAATGGCCCAGCCTTTTGCCACTTCATCTATCAGATCAAGAGGAATTGCCTTAGCAGGCATATTCATCTTAAACTGACCCAGTTCCAATGGCGACACTGGTCCTTCATCTTCTGTCCACATCTTATCTGTCCAGTTACGCTCATAGAAAAGTTGATTCAATCTCCTCGGATTGAATGCTTTCATCTGAGTTGGTAGCTGATTAGGTCGCATTCCAACGTCCCACAATCTGCGAGCAATAGTAGAAGGCTCTATTGGATTTCTTTGAGGCAACGAATTGCCTTGTTTGGTAGCTCCAACCGCTTCCAAAGCATCCGCAAATGGTACACCACCCACGGTTTCGAGGTTAAGCTCTTGGTGCTCAATGTCGACATTCAGTTCTCGTTCCCACCCTTTATCTTGAGCAGTGTAAACGATATCTTCTTGTGTCACACAAGACGCCCAGACATAAGTCTTAGACGGACCTGAGTGAGGACCCATGATGCGTCTTTGCATCTTGGTATTAGAAGTGAACCAAATGCCTCCGCTATCACCATCAAGAGTTCCAGCATCATGTTCATCAGTATTAGTATACAACCAATAAATATCATGCTTCCCCTCATGGTACGGATCAGAAACTTGCAAACTCATATACGGTACAGTTCGTGACAACATCTCAGAATTAACCAAGCGCGTCACCAAATTGCACTCAACAATGGTAGCAGTCTGATTCCCATACGTATCAGTATCTTTGAAGAAATGATCAAGGCGCTTAGCATGCGTTTTGACAAATCTAGGGAACAACACCAATCCCGCCTCTGTGCCTTTAATCTGGGCGCACCTGAGGTCTTTATTCATAATCTTCATATTAATTCTCTTCCCATTCTTACCCTGGAGCAATTCCGTATATCCTCCGTCTCTGGAAGCAACCATCTCCTCGCAAACATGCCAAGCAGTTATTGCTATCCTCCCAGCGACGAAAAACAATTGTCCTTGATAGTCGTGCCCTTCCCTACTATACACATGTGTGTCGTACAGGTTAGACTCGATCATCTCCAGAGTAATACCATCACTCGTTCTAAGTTGCTTACCAGGCCAATCCACATTTCTGCCGCGATTTTGCATCCGCAGTTGTGAGATTAGCTCGATTTTCAC